TTACTATTTCGGATTCTGATTTTTATAATCCAGAAAATTGGAGTATAATTGAATTAGCTAATGCTTTAGCACCGACTAATTTAGTTTATGGTAATGGCACTTATATTATTAGTGGTAAAACTCCAGAAGAAGGAGATGAATTTAGAGGCAACACATTCATCAGTAACGATTTAATAAATTGGATTGAACTACCATATATAATAAATGATGTATTTTTTTATAAAAATTCATTTTATGGTAAAATAGATAATAGACTTGTTTCATTTGTTAATGATGAAATAACGAAATATTTTTCTTATGCAATATATAACCATACTGTAGAACATGATGATAAATTATTATTAATTGATGATAGCGCTAAAGCGGATGGTTTATTTACATTGTATAAGGCAGGCGAAATAAACGTCATTAATGACTTGTCAGAAAGTTCAGACATGAGTTTTAATTTTGTAGAAGGCATCAATAAAGTTAGATTTAGCTACGAAGAAGGACAAGCCACTGCAAAAATTGAATTCAATAACCGCTATATAGGAGTGTAAGTTATGATTGAAAAACCGCTTTTGAAGTTATACCATTTTGATGGAAACTATTTTGTCCGCTTTGCAATAGTTGATGACTATGAAGAATGCAGTTTTGAATCTAACTGCTATCAGGCAGGACAGTTTTCAATCCAGATAAATTTCAATATTCCCAATGCACAGAAATTTCATGTCGGGCAGATTGTTCAGTTCGGCAATAATCCGCATAAGGCCGGTGAAATACTCTCTATTACCGACAATGTAGGGGCTGAAGGAAAAGGCTCACAAACAAGAATAATAACCGGCTATGACCTACGCTATATCTATAAGCGTAGAATAATCTCAAGCCTTAATAATGCCGATACATGGCTGATGACCGCTCCGGCAGAAGAATGTATGAGAAAATTAATTTTGTCTCAAACTGATTCAGCAGAAAGGGCTTTGCCGATAATAAACAATTTGCCTGTAGAATACATCGGCAATCAGTACACGGTAAACGAACAGTTCACAAACCTATATGAAGTATTGTGCAATATTGCGACGCAGACAGAAACGTGCTGGCGTGTAGTTTTACATAATGGCGAAATGACGCTTGAAATATACAAGGGGAATGATTTACATGAAACCGTAATAATTTCAAGCGAAATGGATTCCCTTGCAGATGGTGTATATACTGATTCCAAAAATAATTTTACGAATGCGACCTACATCGGCGGAAAGGGTACGGGTGCAGACCGTGACATTTATCTCGGGGAAGTTGGCACGCCTTCCGGTCTAGGAAGGTTTGAAAGCTGGCAGAACCAGAGTTCGCTTACAACACAGAACGAATATGAGAATGAAGCCAATTCTATTTTAGCGCAGTATTCCCAGACAGTTGAAGTGCAGGGCAACGCATTAATCAAGTCACCGTTTATTTTTGAAGAAGCATATAATGTCGGCGATATAGTTTTATTTGAAATTAATAATATCCGCAATTCCGTGCCGGTAATGAGTGTGAATGAACACTGGGCAAAAAGCGGATATGAATTAAGCATGAATATCGGAAAACCTGTTCCGTCACTTAACAATCAGCTGAATGTCATGCTCAAGCAAATCCAGAAGGCAAGCAATAAAAACTCTGGAAGTGATTCTGTAAGATGGTACACTATTCCAACGGATGAAGAAATGCCAAAGGCAGATATTATTTACAATACGATTGGATTCGTTGGTAATACAACTAATTCGATTTTCAAGCTCTATCTTGATGATGAAAAAAACGGAAGCAAAACATATCATGTCTATATTAAGCAACTGGCAGGCGATAGTCTGACACTAACCACTGGAGTTGAAGGTGCTCAAAATGTGACACTTCCATCCGGAACGTATGTCGCTATAATCTACGTTGATTCAGAAGGCAATATTTCGCTCAACAGTGCAACACCAACAAATTCTATTGTTAGCGGTTCAACGCTGCCCGTTACAAGCGGAGCGGTAGCAGAAGCTACTAGTCCGATAACATTTCCAATAAACGTTATTGATAAAGTAACATTTTCAGATTCTACATATAAATGTATCTCTGCTGTTTATTATGAAACAGAAACGGAATGGTTTGTTGACATTAAAGAACAATGTAATGGCAATGACCATAACACAACCACGACAGTTGACCTTTCTGCATTCCTGACCCCAACTGCTACTATTACAAATAAAAACTTTTTGATTTTTAACGGTGGCAGTCTTAGTAATATGTTTTTTAGAGACGAAAGGCTTACTAATGGTGTGCTGAGTTTCTATGCCGATACCTACCGTGGTGGCAGCTCAAAATCAAGATGGCAAGAATATATTTATTGGGGTAACAAAGCATAGATATACTCTTGTCTGCAATAATTTGATATAATACTTTTAAGGGTGTAAAATAATGAGTGATAGCATATTATCTTTGGCAGCAATGATTATCTCGGTCGGCGGGGCTTTGGCAGTAATATCCAAAGTGCTGAAAGTTGCTTATAGGCTTGAAACGCTTGAAGAAGAAGTTAAGCGTAACAAGCAGAAGCTTGAAACTATGGGCAATACATTCAACACATTGCTCGACAAATTGGAAGACTCTCTGTCCGAAATAAACATCAAGCTGGCAAGGCTTGAAACAAAACTTGAAAACAAATAAAGGAGACTTGAAACCATGAACAATCCACAGACTTTAGCATTGACCCTGTACAGTCATTTTCATGCCGAGAATCTTAAGGAAATTGCAGACTATGGGTGCTGTGCATTTTCACTGCTCTATTCGCTTGGGCTTGACGGAAGCGACATAGATGCAATTATGACACTGGACAACCTCCGTAAGTCTGGAGACCTCGGCCCCAACTGCCTTGTCCAGTGGTCAAAATGCGTAAAGGCTTTGACCGGCCGCGCCCTGAAAAACGTTAAAATGCTTCCATGCAACAATATAAAAGACGTTAAAAAAATGGCTATCGTTAAATTCATGCGGGGCAATGTCGGTCACTGGGTCGTTGTAAAAAAAGGAAAGATTGTCTTTAATTCCCTTGTGGATTCACTTTGCGTAAGGGAAGGAAAACCTACTGAAATGCGTGTACTTGAATTTGAAGGAGATTACGAATGGAACTGAAAGCAAAAAATGCAAGCCTGATTGCAAAAATTGTAGCGGGTGTAATTGTAATAGGCGGAGCCGTTCTCAAATGGCTTCACGTGTTCGACTGCTCCATTAATGAAATTGCAACGGTAGCATTTACCATTGCGGGGCTTTTTGGAACTGTTGACATTAATCTAATGCTTGAAAAAATATGGGGTAAAGCGGATGGCAATAGCACTTGTGACCAGCATAGCAATTAACGTTCTGCTTATGATTGCCTTTGCAATGGGGCAGAAGGTTTTAAGTGAAAATAAAAAGCGTCTGGAGGAAAGCTTGAAAAAAAACATGCAGCTTTCAAAGTTCATAAATCAGATGCAGAAAAATAGGGAAGAAGCAAATGAAAAGATTAATTCTAATCATGATTCTATTGACAATGCCCTTAGTGAGTTGTCAAACTGATTCAGGGCATTCAGGGGAAATTTCCTTATTTTTCCCAGAATTCCCGAAACTTGAAAAGTTTGAAAAACTTGAAAACGGCATGATTGCAGTTCCTGAAAGTTACATAATGAAGCTTGCAGATTTTAAAATTCTGTATGAAGAACTTGAAAAAAATTATGAAATGATGTATATTAATAACTAGCTATTCCTTTATATTTCGCCACGTAAGGGTTCCTTCCTCTCCGATTCTTACGTGGCACTTTTTTTTTAATTCAGATAAAAACACGTCCTTTCCGGGACTCATCCAATTTCCTGAAAAAATCCGCCATAAGCCCGTTTAATTTCCGCTGCTCTTCCTCGGACAATTCAACGCTTATATAGGAATCGTTTCCGTCTATATACACGTCTACTCTGGCAGACGGTACAAAATCATTTATCTGTTCGCCGACTTTATAGACGGCTATTTCCCTCCAGTAGCGGAATTCCTGACCACAGAACGTTATAGGCAGGTGCATATTTATCTTTGATTTTTCTATCGTATTGTCCCAGTTCCGCTTGTACGCTTTCATTCCTTCATCAATAAACCTTTCTATCATGTCCTCGGTTGTCATATTTTTTACTCCTTCGCAGGTAGATTTGGTAATGGTTGCCAGGCAATGACTGTATCGACACTGACTATAAAGCCTTCAATCAGTAATCCGCCGCCTTGCTGAAAAGAACCGATTTTCACGGTTTTATCATTGTTTAACAACTTGATACATATCAATACGTCTGTTCCTAAAGTTGGATAATCATCCTTCAAGTAGTGCCATTCCTTTACTTTGTTATAGCCGAACTCTGCACCACAATAAAACCCTGCTTTTCTAACCCTCCATTCGCGACACTTTATATTCTTAGTACACGTTGGATTTTCGCATACAGAACATAAAACTTTGTTACAATGAACTTCTGCTTCTTCCTCAAACACAGTTACTCCTTATTTTAGTTTCCACCTTAAAAGTAAAATAACAGATTTTCTTATTTTACTCCTTCGTGTATTTTGGTATTTCACACCATGCTATTACTTCATCTGTTACTTCTACATGATAATCACAAGCCTCACAAAGCGGAGTTGCCCATATAAGTCCTGCGAGAAAGGCATCCTTGATAGTCACGCTACTTACCTCTTTAGCATAATCTGTTCCGGTTTCTCGCATAGCAACTTCATAGTGGACATGATTACGAACATATTCTTCTGCCATTTCTTTATCTGTCATTCTTTTACCTCCTTAAATCATGTGCCATATTTTGTTTGTTGCTTCATTTATCAATTCATGCGGGATGTCGTATGCAAGATAATTTCTGATTTTATCAATCTTTTCTTCAAGCTCGACTATCCGCTCCAGAGCATTTTTCAGCGTTTCTGTGTTATCAGTTCGAATTTCTTCCACCTTCAATTCCTCCCATTTGTTATGATTCACACAATCAAAATCATTGTATTCGTATGTTTCAGAATGCCTTTTGGAATCCTTTTTAACAGTTGAATAATATACGTTGCAATTTTTATTTCCACAATTATAACAAGTCTTTTCATATGTCATTTTTCTAGTCCTCCTCGCTGTTATCAATTCCCAGGAGCGGGAAATTTCCTTTTATTTCTACGCATTTTCACGCCCCCCCCCTCATAATTCCAGTTGCTTCATTTTCTTTTCTTCCCGTTCACTTTGGACAAAAAGATTTTCTTGTTTAAGGGGCAAGATTTTCTCATAAAACCCTTTAACAAATTCTCTTTTTAGCTCAAAACCGTATGCTTTTCTTCCAAGATTGGCAGAAGCCAGTAAAGTTGTTCCCGAACCTGCACAGCAGTCTATGACTACATCATCAATATCTGTGTAAAGTTCAATCAGCTTTTCAAGTAATGGAACCGGTTTTTGGGTCGGGTGGATTTTCGGTGTTACCCTGTCATCAATCCACGGCATACACTGGAAGACCATCTTCCCGTGATTGTTAAATTTAGGTAGTTTGTCACGGTAGAAAAGTAAAGCAATTTCAAAATTGCCTACAGCCCTCATGTTAGCCTTCAAAACCTGCGCTGAATAGTTTTTATAAAAAATCAGCACTTGATGATGATTGAAACCGTATTCCTTAGCATAATGAATCAATTCTTCTTGCTGTTCATAAGCGCAAAAAAGAATCATGCAACCTGCTTTTCCTTTTTCGTTTTTGGGTTCCTTCTTTAGGAGGTTTGAGCAGAAATGAAAAAATTCTGCAATACGGAAACCTGCCTTTGTATCCGTATCAAAAGCATTTGCACCCGCAAGTTTGCTCTCTCCGTTTTTATTGTCCCCTCCCTCATACCACATCGGATTTGAACCGTACATGTTGGCTCCAAGCTGATATGGAATATCTGTCAGAATCAACTGTGCCTTTTCAATATCATGGCTTTTCCAGTTTTGAAAAGAATCGTGATACAATGCTATTCGTTCCATTTTCAATCAATCCCCCCTTCCTCTTTTTTCAGATGTTCTAGTATTGCTTTGCAATCCGCCTGAATCTGCTTCAAAGCGTCTTTATTCAAGCTGTACATGAACACATTCTTGAAAATCCTATTCGCCCTCATGCGAATCGCTTTTAACGTTGCTAAATCCATTCACGCATCCCCAATTTATATTCTATGCCGTTGGCGGCATTTTGGTAAAAAGCCTTAAGGCTTCCCTCTACGGTTTTAATTTTTTTCTGGACTTCAATCAAATCGACCTGAAGCTTGAAGTTACGTGCATTGCTTGCAATTTTCTTTTCTGTTCCCTCGTACCATTCAAGATATACACCACCAGAAAAAATCTTTACTTTTGCGGTTCTTCCGCAGTAACTGCATTCTAGTCCGTCTCTATTGGCATTCCCTTTTACGATTAATCCGTACCTCATACTTCCCCCCTCAGTACCTTATCCTTTGCTTTTTTGTCTATGACTTTATCCAGAATGTAGTTTGAAATGGTTTTATTTGCCTTTATGGCTTCCCCCTGGATATACAGTTTTTCGTTTTCCGTCACTACAATGCACATTGTAAGACGTTTTGACTGCCCCGGAATCTTCGGCTTGCGTCCGCCGCCGTGATAGCCATAACCCTTGTATTTTGGCTTTTCTGTTTCCACTTTAGACCTCCATAAAAAAAGCACCGCTTTTACGGCAAGCGGTCAGCCGTCCAAATTGCAAAAATTGTCTTGATTTGTGTGTCTTTTTCCACACCGTCAAATATCTCCAGCCCATACGGGCAAGGCTTCAAATTAGTTATTCTGTAGGATCATTTTAGTTATTTGTGTAACAATGAAGTCCGCAAATTGTCTGTCATCTGCTGATATTACGACCTCACCAGTCGTTACGTCAACATAATTACTTGACAATCCAAACTTGTAAGATTTTGTGTAGGACAACCCCTCACCATTGAGGGAAAATGTTTTCTTTCCATTATTCCCCCAGTTAGTAGTTACGCCCTCAATTTTCCAGCCCTTAATATAAAGGCGGTCTTTATCACCCTTTGTCCAGCGACTGAACCCTCTTTTTCCGTCTGTGTAAAAAACTGTAATTTTTAAGGTCATGTACTACCCCTTGTAAGTGAGAAACACTTACTCTTATAATATAGCATGATAATTTTGTTATGTCAATAGTAAAACAGAAATATTTTTTATTTTTTTTCATGCAAAAACCCTCACGGATTTTCCGTTTATTTTCGTGACCTTAATTGACAGATTAAACTGGGCTTTTATCGTTTTTGAAAACTCGATAATGCTCATCGGCTGGAAATTGTTGTTGATGCAGAAGGCTCCATAGTCCTGATAGAGGGCTTTCGTTTCAACGCCCAGAAGGGCAGAAACATCCAAATCCTTGAAATACAACAAAATAGGATTGTTTGTTTCGTTGTATTCCTTGGCGCATTCCTTGACTTTTTCGGCTTCCGTGAAGCCCCTTGTATCCAGTACTCTGGTCAGCGCTGCAAGCCCCAGATTAATGAGATATTCCATTACAGACTCTTCCCTGAGCTTGTACTTAATGTACGGGTCAAAATCCGGGTCATTCCGACTGAATGAAGCATTGAACGGCACTATAATAAGGCGGTCAATGACGGCGCCGCTCTTGTCCTTGATTCTCGGCAGCGTGTTTGCTGAAAACATCTGTTTTGCGTAAGGCGCAAAATCAAACGGATCCTGCCCCTTACGTTCTGCATTGAGCTTGTCGCCGGAAACAACTTTTTTGAAAATTGCGGTTGTCTTGATAAACTCGTCGTCAATATCGTCTCCAATATTGGCAAGCTTTCCCATAAGTTCCGCCGTTTTGAAACGGTCGCCCAGTTCCTTCAGGTCAAGTGAGCTTGTGTTTTTTTCACCCAATAGACGGCCTATCATGTCAAGGTATGTTGATTTTCCGTTGTGCCTGTCACCGAGCAAAATAAATGCCTTGCGCAGTTCGTTCCGCCTGTAGAATGTATAGCCTATGATTTCCTCCAGAAGCATCCTGATTTTTTTGTCATTGCATGCCAGTTTATCCAGAGTATGGCTTGCAACCTCACTGTATGCGTTCGGGTTGTAGTTGTGAGGTATCTTATTTGTTATTACTATATCCGGCGAGAAATCCATGAATTCAAGCGTCTCGATATTAAAAATCCCGTTCTGAAAAGCAATCCATTCAGCATCTGCGACCCGTACATTGTCCAGCACAAGTAAATCAAGATATGCCATGACTTCGGCACGCTTTGCTTTTGTTAAGTTCGGCACATGCTTAATCATTTCCGCCTGAATTATTTTCTCGCCGTACTCATATATTCCATCCACATAGATGTGGAGCTGGTTATTAATTTTTACTATCCTATACTGCTCAAGCAAATATTTAGCAAATTCGTCATGCCGGAACGCCCCCTTGCTTGTAAAAAATCTGGAAGACAAATCAGCATCATCTTTAAAAAATGCTTCATCACGTGATATAGTCTCAAGTTCTTTTTCATCAACTGGTACTGCAAAAATAAATCTATTAATTATGTTTAAAATATTCCGGATGGATTCTTTTTTAAATCCGTTCTGCTGCAAAGCCAAAATGTATCTGTAAAGTGCATCATTCCGCCCCGCACCTTCTGCCATATTGTACACGTCAATTTTGGTTTTTACGGGCAGTAAAAAATCGGGTACTTCGTCAATCTCTTCAGTAATATATTCCACGTCCCTGAGCTTTCCGCCGAACTTTATTATTGCATAGGAATTTTTACTTCCCACCTTTATGTCGGCAGTAAGTCCGCAAGCTAATTTAGAATGCGTGCTGCATGATTTTATCTTTGAGTTTTTAAAATAAAAATGCTTTCCTCTGGAGGTCTTTAAGACTTTTGTGTTTAGGTTTAATGTCTTCACAATCTCCAAAAGCTTCTCGGCTTGTTCGGAATCGTCTATGTCAATTAATACAACGTCATCGGCAAGGACTCCGCCGAACTCTTCCAGATTCTTTACATCGGCATATTTCAACAGTTTTTCCCCATGCCCAAATTTCTGCAAGCACGCCTTGTTTTTTGTCTTGACATAGCCACGGTATAGTTCACTCATTTTTATTATCTCCTTGCACAACATTAAAATATATCCATCGGATCCAGATTATGCCCAATCTTTTTTTTCACTTCAACTTTTTTTTCTGTCATAATCGGCAATTCAAGCTGACGGTTTTCCACAAGATTCAAACCGAATTTTTCATTCAGTCTTTTTGTCGCCATATTAATATACCACAATTTATCTAAATTTCCACTAACTTTTTTATTTTTTATTTTGCCGTTATCAATAAAGCAGTGCTCCGGGGTATTTGCAAACTTTTCAACTGTTGCCCCTTCCGCCTTACATTTTCCGATATAACTATCCGTGTAGCTTCTGGACGCAAAAACGCGGAAACATTTTCCGTCAAGTTTTTTCCCGTTGTGGCTTGCATATTTGTAGGCCCCGGAAACCTTGACTATTTTCTGGAATTTAATCAAATCGCTGCATTCATTTACAGTTTTTTCCACGGGAATATTTTCAGTAAGATATTTTACGATTGCTTCGTTCACAATCGGTAAATCATAATCCAGTTCATTCAATTCCTTGACGTAGGAGCCTTTTCTTTCAAATTTACGAACAACACGCAATCCATTTGATGTAAATTCTACTTTCATTTTAGTTTCTTTACACCAATCATCAATTATCTTTTTTGCTCTTTCATCAATCATTTCATTTTCTCCAGCAAATCATTTATTCCTTTTTTATAATGTTTACAAAACTCATTATAATTAAGTTCACCACCTCTTGATAAATATAATTCATAATCTTGATGGTGTTTGAACTCTCTTATCTTACTCACTTCTTTCATTTTTTCTTTTGTTTCATCTGATGCTTTCCTACCTTTTGACCATTTAGATATTTTTGCAGGCTGCTCTGAAAATTTTCCGTTCAGCCACATATTTTTAGTTGCCTCACTTCTATTTTGTCTTGCTTTCTGAGTTGATTTCCCCTTATTTTGAGCCTGCAAAATATCCCTGCGAAAATTCTCATCTTGCCAATTTTTCTTTTTAGCAATAGACATTTTATGCTTTATAAACCTCGATTAAAATATGAGTTCATATCCATTTTGTTTTATATTTGGATAAACTTCTTTTAACCTAGATTTTAATATATTTACATCTTTTTGGTAATCAAAACTTACAACATAATTGTTGACGTCCCCTTGCCAAATTTCAGTAATGACATCAAAGCCCAGCTTCATGCGTGTTCTTGTTTCCCACTCATAGCATATATCATCAATTGCATTAAATGCTTCGTCTGTATCTGCTATCTGGATAATCAGGCCGTCTGTGTTGCTCTGGATTAATTCACAGTGCCCCTCTAATTTTTCGATTAAGTCCAGAAGCAATAGCTGGCCGTTGATACATACGTTGTTAGCCATAAGCGGGTCATAAGATTTTTTGCTCTGCTTCGCCTTGCTTATGCCATAGGTTGAGTTTAGCGTTATCTTATACGGTGCCTGTTCTTTTTTCTTTCCGGCTTTTTTCAGTTCGACACGCTTGTCATATATCTCCCTGAACCGTTCCGGATGTTCGCAGTTTCTTGTCAGTAATCCGTATTCAATCATGAGTGACGGATAGTAAGACGTAACATCAACATGGATTATAAGCCCCTTGCGGTGTACGGCTCCCTTTATTGCACCATGAAGGCCGCCCCATCCGAACACGTGCGGAACTCCCGCAACGTTGACTGTCAGCGATTTTTTATAATTGTGATTTTCTGGATTTAAAAACCATCTGCGCACATCGTCATATTTGTTTAATATCAAAGTATCTACAATCGAAATATTAAACTCGTCAAAATGTTCTTTGGGGCGGCAGCCGATAATTTCCGCAGTCAATTGTGCTTTCGTCTTGCTTATGTATGACATGGGCAGATTAAAAGTCTTAATCATTGCCAATTGTGCATCGAAGTCGGAACGTGTCAATTCAAAAACATTAATCAGTTCCTCGACATCGTTCTGGCAATATTTAAGTGTTTCGTTTATTTCGTCATCCGTTAATTTTCTCTCCAGATTAAAATCAATCTTGCTTTCATAGATTGAATTGCCCCGGAATCCTTCAAGTTCCTTAAGGCTTCTTAACGGTTGTATACAGTCATAATCATATAATTTGATTCTGTTGAATCTGGAATCAATTTCCCACGGCATGAGGCGGTTATCAATAATACAGTCTGATACATGCTTAACGTCCATATCAAGCAGTACTGCTTTTGCAATCGTACTGTCATAGACTCTTGAATTATATCCAATCCAGATTTCATTTTTATGTCCGTCATAATAATTTTTAAAAGATTCGTTATCGTTTATGATTTTTGTAATTTTCTGATCTATAGGATTAATTATAACCACAAGCCAGTCATTTTTAAAAACTTCAAAATCGTAGAAATTTAGCATTTTTGAAAACCCCTCACGTTACAAATAATAAAGCACACCCTGAATTATTTCAAGGTGTGCAGCCACCTTAATTTTTTTTAATTAATTGTTTTCAAAGACTTCAAGAATCTTGAAAGTTGAAAAGCCCTTCTTTTCGCCGTATTCAAGGTTGAAGCTTAAGCCCTGGCTTTCAACGGCTTCCGCCAAATCATAAATAAGCCCTGAATACTGCACGTAGTTTTCAAAATAAATTTCAAGCCCCGTGTTCATCGACTTGAAAAGTTCATTGCAGATATGAACCTGAAAAGCCTGTGTTATAACCTGATTCATAAAAATCAGACGGTCTTTCCACTGACCGGCTGCAATCTTGAACCAGATTGTAACCATCGGCATTCCCTTCTTGCTTTCAGTCAGTTCCATTTTCTGGATCTTGACTTCATAATTCCCCTTCGGAACTTCGTCAAACTGAGGGTCATTCTTTCCGCTTGCAAGGTCTGCCTTAAGTCCTTCAATGTCGATGCTCTTGTTAAATTTTTCAAAATTAACTGCCATAATTATCTCCTATTTAGCTTCTTACGCGTCTTGTGCGTCTTGTTTCTGTTGTTTCTGTTTTCTCTTTTGCGGGTTCAGGCTTCACTTCGTCCCAGCTTTCAGGATAGCCCTTTTCATTTTCAGAAGGTTCGGCAACTGTCTCTGCATTTTTATTTACGGGTTTCCCGTAGATAGCTTCGATTGCCGGATAACTGCATTCGATTGATTCAACCGTAAGGGGCAGACGACCGCCGCCAAAAATGACTTCATTAGTTTTGAATGATATTGCCCTGTTTCCTTCGTCATTAATTACACGGCCGACAATATCAACCATGCCCGCAATTTTCAATGCCACCTTATCATTAAGGTTCGGCTTGATTGCAGTGATTTTATCACCGGTTTTTTTTGTTATGTCCCTTGAAGTGTCTTCATGCGAAATAAGCACAATATTGTAATCAAGATTCATGAGACGCTTGATAGTGCTCAAGAATTCAGTGCGCACAAAATCCCACGCCTTGAAACTGTTGTCGCTTTCGTGTTCAATGCCGAGATGGCCATAGCACCACAAGCGGCAATGCTCGTAAGTGTCCTCCAGAAGGTCTACAACGATTGTTTTAAAATCGTTCTGCTTTTTTTCAAGCTCGGCAATCGTATCCTTGAATGTGTCCCATGCAAGGGTGCGCTTCGTTACGTGACCCTCAACGGTTACACTGTCCTTGATGGCAATGTACGGGCTATCGACATACTTAATGTTTCCGTCCGTGTTCAGCATGAGTGCATCCGGAAATGCGTTGGCAAGGTAAGTCTTTCCGCTGAACGGCAAGCCGTAAAACCATACCTTTTTATAGCTGGCATTCGTGCCGGTCCTGCGTTCATTCTTTGGTAATTCCATAGGTTCCAATCCTCCGTTACATAATTCTTTATATTCGCACCAGTCACACAAGCGGCCGGTTTTTTTTTCAAAAGAAGTTTCATTTTCGATTTTTTCAATCGTTTCAAAAAATGAATCTACTTTTGAACTATCAAAATCAATCTGCACTAGTGAAGGCGTCAACCCCTTCAAAGTCTGGTGCAACCTCTGGCGGAACTGTTCAAGTGTTTCCGTTTTTTTCTGCCGTATCATAGTTTTCGGGGCATGTACAAAAAACAGTTTTTTCACTTTCAGGCCGCTCTGCTTTTCATAAAAAAACTTATACAGACTTAACTGGTCACTGTCCAGATACTTATCAATGCGGGCCGTATATTTAAAATCATATATAGCCGCACCGCCCCGGACTTTACTAATCAAATCTGCATAGCCTAAAAAGTTATCTCCCCTGATTTCAATTTCATTTTCCCCATCCGGGATTAAAGCCTTGACTTTGGGAATGATAGCTTCCAGTTTCATGGCTTCGTTGATGTGAGAATCGGTTATTATCGGGTATTGTTTATAATACCAGTCAATAGCCTCAGTTACGCTTTTTTCAAGCCCTACGTGCAAAGCCGTCCCCAATATAAGCGGATTGTCTGCTTCTAGATTCTCATCCCCTTCAACACAGTCTATATACTTAAGCTTGTATTTAAAGGGGCATGAGCGGAAGCAGTCAACCCGTGAGTGTGAATACACCAGCTGACCGCCTCCCTTGTTTTACTTTACGCTGATTCGCACATACGCTTTTGTGTGTGTGATTTTCTTGTACTTTTCGATTAACTTTTTAAAGGTTGCCGGAGCCTTCTCTTCCAGCTCCTTGACGTTGATTGTCTCCGATGTCTTTTCTTCAATACGGGTGATAGAAATAAGGTCATTTGAAAATGACTTAATTCCATATTCGTCCATAGCCTTTTCCAACTGGTTGCGGAATTCCTTTTCCTTTGCTTCCAGTTCTGCCTTAAGCTTGTTGTATTCAACAATCTTTGCAATTGCTATAGCCTGAGACTTTTCAAAGGCTACCAATTCATTTTCATTTTCCATGTTGCTACTCCTTCGGGCTTTTGTTTTGCCCTATGTCTATAATATAGCTCAATTAAAAATAATTGTCAATACCTAAACAAAAATATTTTTATTTTTTTTCGCTCAAATCGTCTATAAGCGTCTTAATGTTTTCCCAGTCCGAAGGATAGACAATCAACGCTATTCCCCCGGCTTCCCGGATCTTTTCCACGTTCCACACCTGGAGCGGGGACGGCTTTCCCTTAGGTGCCTTTACCTCAATAGCCACAAAATGCCCTCCTATACAAGCGAGGATGTCCGGCACGCCGCTTTTAGTGTTGCGGTTGGCAAAATACTTGACATGCCACGCTTTTTTCGTTTCCAGATACTTTTTTATTCTGTTTTCAAAGTTTTTTTCCTCAGCCATTCATTTTCCTCCTTCAGTCTGTTCAATAGGTTCGCATAGTCAACGCAGCTTTTAAAAGTGGGAAATCCCACCTTGCGGAGCCGTTCATTGTCGGAAAAAGCACGTGATTTTTCCATTGCAATTTTTTCAGTCTTTTTCATTCTTAAACTTCCCCCTGAACAATTCGTCCGTTAATTCCCGCCCTTCTTTTAAGGCTTCAAAATTCTGCTTCTCTATAGTACCTTTACACAAGAGATAGTAATAGTAGCATGTTCTTTTCTGCCCTATGCGGTGGATGCGTTTTTTTGACTGCTCGAAGTTCCCGCATGAACCTTTTCCCCACGGAAGCGTAAAATAAATAATTCTGTTTGCCTTCTGGAGGTTCAGGCCCATGGAACCCGCCTGATACTGGATCAACGTAACCGAATTATCTTTATTTTCGTATGCGTCAAGATTTTTTTCAGTTCCGTTCACTACAGACACGGGCCGCCCCATATCACGACATCGTGATTTTAGTTCATCAAGTTCACAGTTAAAATTGTAAAAGCACAAGAATCTATCACTAGTTGATTCAAGCAAATCGGTAAATGCGTCTAGCTTGCTTTTACTATATGCCCCGCAAATCTGCCTTGAATACAGTGCCATCGTTAACACGTTATCACCCACAAGCTCACGGCCCCGGATCCTGACGATTTTATTTTTCTGGAATCGTGCGTATTCGGCCGGCGGATTAACATAGATGTTCTGGTGCAGTTGTTCGGGTAAGTCGAACACCTCACTTGTCTTGAGGAATATGCAGCCGTACTGCCTCATCTTGTCTTTAAGCCGTTCAACGTTCTTGTAGCCCCGTACGATACGAATCGGGAAACCCTGATTATCAATGTACTCCGTGTCAATGTACTGACTCCAGTACAATTCTTTACTTATCGGCCACCCCAGCAGATGAAGCTGGCTCCAGAGAAGCTCATACTTGCCATTCGTAGGCGTTCCCGATAATAGAATGACGTTGGCCGGCTTAAGCTTGTTCAGAATGAATTTCGCACGTTTACTCTGTTCGTTGCAAATAAGGCTTGATTCGTCAAGTAATAGCGTGAAATCCGTCAAGCGGCTTAATTCCGGCCGCCTGAATATCAAGTCATAGTTGATGACTGCAACGGGCTTATACTGGGCATGTCGGTCCATCATTTCAATATACCTTGTGTAATTTAAGGGCATTGAAATATTAAGGCATTCGCAGCCGTAATTTTCCCGTATATGGTGTGTCCAGTCCGCTATCTTTAATTTCTGGCAGACTATCAATATCTCTTTACCCAGTTCAAAAGCCTTTTCAGCTCCCACAAAAGTCTTGCCCAGACCCATGTCAAGATAATAGGCGACTTTGTTTTTTTGCTTCGTCTGCTCCAGGACTTCCTTCTGAAATTCATAAAGTTTTACCATTTTCTAAATTCCTCGTCATCATAAAATTTCGTCCAGTCAACGCCCAGAATCTCACCGAGTTTTTTAGCGGTCTTGATTTTCGGCTTGTGGACCCCGTGTTCGATGTAGAACACAGACTGCCCTGACAGTCCGATCAGTTTACCCAGTGCTTTAAGCGTCAGGCCCTTTTCTGTCCTCTTTTCTTTTACATTAACCATTCTAAACCTCCAGTTTATCAAGCCGGTTTTTTAAGGGAACCGGCAAACCTTATTTATTACCATTCTTTTTCTTTTTCCATTTGTAAAAGTTTCTAATGTCTTATTCATTTGCTACCCCTTGCAAGGGTTTTTGTTTTTCCCTTACATCTATAATATAATACTACAATAGAATAATTTTGTTAACTAGAAATTAATAAAATTATTAAAAAAAATGCGTATTTACGCAGAAATTTTCAAAAAAAATATTTCTGTTTTACTATTGACATAACAAAATTATCATGCTATATTATAGGCATAAGGGGCAGGGAAAACGCCTGCAAGGAGATAGACATGAACGCATTGAAGAAAATTATTTACACTTTAGAAGGATATGACGAAAATCCTTTTGAGGTCGTTGGGGCTGCCCTGATGGCCGATGGTAACTGGCTTCTTAGCGTTAAAAGCCACGGGGAAAACTACGAACTTTACCAGATGGCCGACAGACTGCACGGCTATCACAGTTCAGGCTTCGACATCGAATCCGCCCGCAAGGTCAATGACATCTGGGAAATTACCTTAGTAATTGTGGATAGGCCTGAATAATTGTGAATAATCCTGATTTTTAAGGCGCCCCTTCTGGGGTGCTTTTTGTATTAAAAAATGTCTAAAAAACGGTTACACTTGATTTTTAATTTTTCTGCCTGAATCTCGAAAAGCCGATTTTTTTCAAAATTCGGCAAAAATGAGGTTTTTTCAAAATAATCAAGTGTAACCGCCTTAATTCTATATAATATAAGGAATTGTTGCGGTTACACATGGTTACGCATTTTTTAGGGTATGTGTAACCTATGCAAATTTATATAATACAAGGAATTAAGGCACTTTTGTCTACGGTTCTACACTTGTTTTTCTGTTTTTAAATATATCAAAATAAAAATATATATAGAAAAAAATCCTGCAAATATAAGAATATATATAATATATATGTGTAGAATGCGTAGACGAACCTTGCAAAGCTATATAATATAAGAAATTAAGACGGTTACACATGATTTATAAATGCGTAGACAAGTGTAGAAATGCGTAGACAAGTGTAACCTTGTTTTTTCCCGGCATCTGCATTATATTATTGGTAGTGCATTTGTTTGCCTTCCAGGGACCCGATGACTGCCACTCCCTGGAGCGAAACGGATGTTTAGAGTAACAAGAGGGTTGCAAGAATGAATGATGAAAACTTGAAGCCTTGCACTAAAGAAAACGCAAGGGAAAGACAATTAAAATCTGCTGCAAAACGAAAAGAAAATAACGCAAAGAAAAAACTTATGTCGCAGATTTACGCAGACTTCCTAGAAAAAGAATATGAAGTAAAAGTTGGAAATGGAACTAAAAAAATAAGCGGTTCTGAACTGGTAAATGAAGCAATGAAAAAAATAATGGCTCGGGGCGACAGTTCAACCGTTTCACTCCTGAAGGAAGTCAGGGAAGGAACCGAGGGAACCAGTATCAATTTATCTGGCGGGCTTGTGGCAAGGATGGAAACTGCCGCAGAACGTGAAAAATTATACGATGAGATTATCGGGGCCGAATGATGAGATACGGAACATGTTACAAGGGTTCAAAAAATAAAATTGCAGAATGGGTATGTTCTCATTTTCCGAAGGCCGAAAACTTTTACGATTTGTTTGCGGGAGGTTGTGCAATTACCCACTATGCACTTTTACATAAAACTTTTGCAAATTATTTCTGCAATGATATTTCTGATTCCGTTTTGCTTTTTAAAAATTCCATTGACGGAAAATATCGTACCGAAAAAAGATGGATTAGCCGGAATGATTTTTTTGCCCTGAAAGACTCTGACCCATATGTAAAATATGCCTGGAGCTTCGGCAATAACGGCAGAGAATATCTGTATTCGGTGCAGGTTGAGCCGTGGAAAAAAGCCCTTCACTATGCAAGGGTATTCGGTGATTTCTCGGAACTTGAAAAGTTCGGAATAAAAACAAATGATGCATCCAGAAAATGGATTCGGGAAAATGAAGACTATTGCAGACAGAAATATTTTGAGTGGTACAAAAAAGAAATGGGCTATACTGAAAATGAATTGACTAAGTACGAACAGTATAAAAAAGCCGGGGTATTTGACAACCTTATCCACGGTTCCGTGGGTATTGCCCAGTTAAAGAAACGTCTGGAACGTCTGCAAAGTCTGGAAAGTCTGCAAAGTCTGGAACGTCTGCAAAGTCTGGAAAGTCTGCAAAGTCTGGAAAGTCTGCAAAGTCTGGAAAGTCTGCAAAGTCTGCAAAGTCTTACTGTCACGAATAAAAGTTATGACGAAGTTGACATCTTGTCTGATTCGGTTGTTTACTGCGACATTCCATACAAGGGAACAGACTGCTATGACGGTTCTTTTGATTATGAAAAGTTTTATTCATGGTGTGCAGTCCAGAAGGAACTTGTTTTAGTTTCCGAGTATTCAATGCCGGATGGCTTTATATGTGTTGACGAAATTAATCACAGAAGCAGTTTACAAAGTGGCCAAAGAGTTAAGACCGTAGAAAAAATATTCGTTCATAAAAAGCAAATTGATTTATATAAAACTAAAGTCTCCGGCGGATGGCTATTCCCTGAGATGGGGTGTGCATGACAGAACCTAAGATTAAAAAAATCAGTAAAGAAAAGTTTCTCTCATTAAGCCCGGAACAACAGAAGGAATATCTACGCTTGTACTTAACTCAGGTTGTGCCGTGCCTTGAAGTGTTCCGTGACCCGGCTCCGTATAAAATAAGTTATGGCGGCCGTGGGTCGGGCAAGTCATGGAGTTTTGGAAGCCTTTTAGCTCAGGAACTTTCAAGCGAGAAGCACAATTTGCTTTGCTGCCGTGAGATCCAGAAATCGCTTGAAGAAAGTTCGTACAAACTTTTAGTTGAAACTATTGACCGCCTTAAACTTCCCGGATGGCACATTAAAAAAGATTCGCTTGAAAATAAAAACGGTTCAAAGATAATATTCCGGGGCCTGAAAGATTTAAGGGCAAGCAATGCAATAAAGTCTCTGGAGGGCTATGATCGTGCATGGATAGAGGAAGCCCAGTCTATAAGCCTTGAAAGTTTGCAGCTTTTACTTCCAACTATCCGAATGAACGGCTCCGAGATATGGGCAAGCTACAACCCGAACACGGAAGAGGATGCAATAGAGATGCTGAAAACCCGTGAGGGGGCCGTAGTGGTAAAATGCAACTGGAGCGATAACCCGTGGTTCAGTGACCGCTTAGCAAGCGAACGGGAAGCCGATTATAAGTTTAACCCTGAGCTTGCACGCCATATCTGGGAAGGCGAATATCTGTCACAAGCCGATAATGCAGTAATGTCACGCATTGCAGTACACGAAGCAATGAGTCGGAACGTGGACCCGGATGGCAATTTTCAGATAGCCGTAGACGTTGCCCGTTACGGTTCAGACAGTTCAATAATTTCAAGCCGTAAGGGACTGAAAATGTTGGATATCAAAGAATATAAAAACACATCGCTTGTGGAATTGTGTGACCGGATCGAAACTGCTGCGGGAAACAAAAAGAACGTAAGGATAAAAGTTGATGAGACTGGTGTAGGCGGCGGAGTGGTAGACATATTGAAGTCACGGGGTTATACTGAGGTTATGGGAATTAACTTCGGAAGCAAGCCCCAGGACACAGACAAGTTTGCGGATCTGCCTTCCGAGATGTGGTGTACATTCCCGATTAGTGAAGTATCGTTAATCAATGATAGCGGGCTATTCCATGAACTGACAGACAGACGCTATTCCTATGACCATAAGGCAAGGCGACAGGTTGAAAGTAAGGATGCGTATAAAAGCCGCAATAACGGAAAATCACCCGATAAAGCGGACAGTGTTTTAATGCTATATTACGAGCCGAAAATAATCCGGCCGATGTTATACTAAAGGAGCGTAAAATTATGAAAAGAATCAGAAAACCGTCCGACGATTTGTCGGCAATGATTAATGAATTGAAAGTTGGCGACAGTTCGATTCTGGACAGTGTTTCAGGCTATGAGATTGTTAAGGTCCCGGGAGGATTCATTTATAAAAATGAATATGCTGGAATTGTTTTTGTGCCTGACAGTGTGCCTTCTGGAGCCTCCAGCAGTGCAAGGCTAATAAGCCGTAAAGTAGAAAAGTGATTTGACATAACACTAATAATGTATTATATTAGTTTAAGATAGTTAGTAATTCACTTCAGATTCTCCTTGCATCTAGCCATGTGTGATAGTCGTCGGTCGCGCATGGCTTCTTTTATTTTGACATATTTCAAATTTTATTTTATATTTAATTATCTAACATTGTAGGAAGTACCCAATGAATGTAATCGAAATAATAAAGAATATGATTCGTAAGACATGGTCTAAGGCTCCGTCTATGGCAAGCAGTGACTTGCTGAAATTGTACCACACTAACCCGAGGCTTGACGGGGTGCGGGTAATTGCAAACAAGTGTGCAAGCACTGAACTTTTTTTATACAAAAAATCAGACTACCGGCAGAACAAAAATAAAGCTCAGGTTATCGAAAATCACGAGGTTTACAGTCTGCTAGAAAATCCATGCCCCGCAGATAGAGACTTGACCGGGTGGACAATCCGATATTTTCTTTTTGCATGTTACACTCTTGTAGGGGAAGCATATCTTTTAAAAGTGCGGGACGCAAAGAATAAAATCATAGGATTGCAGCCGATGGCTCCGTCATGGGTAATTACAACCCCTACAATTACACAAAAATACTGGGAGATATACCCTTTTGGAAGTGCCGGGGGAAACTCAATTATAGTACCCGTTGAGGATGTAATCTGTTTCAAGGATATAGATTTGAATGACCCTTACGGCCGTGGCCGTGGCACCAGTGAAGCAATCGGTGACGAAATCCAGTCCGATGAGTACGCTTCTAAGTATGCAAAAAATCTTTTTTTCAATGACGCAACACCGTCTGCAATTATCTATGCACCGCAAGGAAACAAAGAAACTGCCGACCAGATAAAACAGTCATGGATTTCAAAAATGGCGGGCTTCCGTCATGCTAAAGAACCGATGGTGTTAACAGGTGAAGGAAGCAAGTTTGAAAAAATCTCACAGTCACCGACTGAACTTGATTTTGTGGAAAGCCGCCGTTTTCTTCGTGACAATGCGAATGAACACTATCACATTCCGCCTGAAATTATGGGAATACTCCAGAACTCAAACCGAAGCACTATCGATAGTGCCGAATATCTTTTGAATAAAAATGTTCTGGCGGATTATTTGCGGATGTTTGAACGTGTCATTAATTCGCAGCTTCTCTGGGAAGATTTTGACCGTGAACACAATTTTATTTTGGTGCATGAAAACAATGTCAGCGAAGACATTGCCCAGAAATTGCAGATTGTAAATGACGGCTTGAGTCGTGGGGTTCTTACTGTTAATGACTGGCGTCAGGCAATGGGTTTTGAGCCGGACGAAAAAAGCGGTGATGTATATTTACGTTCAATAGGCCAAAGTGAAGTTCCGTTTAATTCTGAGCTGGTGGAACTGCCGGACATACCCGAACCTCAGACGGAAAATCCGCCAGAGGAAGCCCCTGAAAAAAACTTTGAAATAAAATGTTTCAAGATTTTGAAGTCCGAAGCTGACAAGGAACGCCGTGTAAAACTCTGGAAAACTTTTGACGCTCGTGCTAGGGCAATAGAGGAACCGTTTGTAAAATCCATGAATAAAGTTTTCACGAAGCAAAATGAGATTGTAAACGAAACAATTAAATATGCCGTTGAAAATAATAAGGATGTCGGAACTGAAATAGAACGGGCCTATGACAAAAACATGGATGAGCAGCTTAAACATTCCCTTGCGGGTGCATTCATGAACGGCCTGACTGTCGGAGTGTCTCACGGCTATGAACTGTTAAGCCGCAAAGCCATGCCCGAAATAAGTGACAACCTCCGCAAGCTCCTGAACCTCTGGATAGACAATTACGGGCTTGAACTGTGCAAGGGCATAAACAATACAACAAAAAAGAAACTGCGTAAGGTTTTGAGTGAAGCCCAATTTGAAGGCGATTCGCTTGACGAGAAAATAAAGAAA